AACAATATTTGAAACTTTTGGTGCTGCTGATATTCCCGAAGATGGGCAACGTTACTTAGTAATGTCACCACAAGGGTTTGCAGATCTTTACAACATAAATGAATTTGCTTCATCTGATTTTGTTGGTGATCAAAACCTACCATTCGCAGGTGGCATTACAATGAAAGAGTTCTTAGGATTTAAGATCTTTTCTACAAATGCTGTTTCGGGTGGTAAGAACTTTGCTTATCATACAACATCAATCGGTATTGGAATTAATTCAGATGTCTCAACTGAGATTAACTATGTTGCTGAAAAAGTTTCACACCTTTCAACTTCAATGATGTCAATGGGCGCGGTAGCTATCGATGATAACGGTATCTACGAAGTCTTAGACAACAACTAAAGAGGAGATCTAAAATGGCTTATAGTGCAAGTGGTCTTGCTCGTATTGGTGGCGATTCAAATGGTAGTTTGTGGATGTACACATCTGCGGATGCAATTGCTACTGTGAACACAGAAGGTTACTTTAACAGTGCAGCTACTATGCTTTCTGTTCGTGACGTGATTATGGTTCGAGATACAAACGCTCCAACAAATAACTTCTGTACTGTTCTTTCTAATACTGGAACAGTTGTAGATGTATCTGATGGTACTGCTGTTGCGGAAACCGATGGTGACTAATGAGTGGGGGCATTAGCCCCCCTCTTTTTATAGGGGTTTAGAATGGCATTAAGTACACCTGCTAATAGCGCAATAGACGTTTGTAGTCGTGCGCTTATTTTAGTTGGAGCGCAACCAATCACTTCATTTGAAGATGATACAAGCGAAGCTTTGATTGCAGGAAATATGTATGAAGATATTGCTAGATCTAATTTAGTTGGTACTAGGTGGAGATTTGCAACTGACCAAGCTGTTCTTAATAGATTAACAGATATACCAACTGGTAGATTTAATTCTGCTTATCAACTTCCTGCTGATTATCTAATGGTTCATGCAGTAACTAATAGAGATAATCTTATCGAATATAAAATATATGGTAATAAAATATTCTGTGATGCTAGTGTAAATGACGAGCTTGTTGTTGACTTTACATATCGTGCGCAAGAAAACGACTGGCCTTCTTACTTTTCTGTAGTAGTAGAATATGCAATGGCTGTTGTTTTTGCTACTTCATTAGCAAGAGATCAAAGCATGTCGCAGCTTATGGAAACGCAATTCCAAAAGTTATCAGCTAAAGCTAGGTCATTAGATGGTCAACAGCAAAGCACAAATAAACTTGTTACATCTAGGTTATTAACAACAAGGCTGACCTAATGAGAAAAGTAAAAGTACCTTTAACTAATTTCCAATACGGAGAAATTAGTCCTTCTCTTATATCTAGAACAGACTCTGAGATTTATAATTCTTCTGCTCAACGTATGAAGAATTTTTTTATAAGAGCAGAGGGTGGTGTTCTTAAACGTGGTGGTTTTCAAGCATTACATAAATTTTCTAATGTAACTGTAGATAATACAAAACGTCAGCAAATAAGATTATTTCCATTTATATTTTCAGATGATGAGCAATATGTTGTTGCAATGTCTAATAATAAATTAGAAATATTTTTCTTAGATCCTAGCACTGGCGCACTTACTTTAGTAACAACGCTTACTCAAGACACTGATTCATTGGCGTTGCCATTTTCTGAGAACATATTAAATGAAATTACGTTTGCTCAGGGTGGTGATGTTTTGTTTCTATGTCACAATACTTTTATGTGCAGACAGTTAGTAAGGACAAGCCTTAATAGTTTTCAAGTAGAGCTTTATGTATTTCAACAAGAAGCAGGTGGTGCAAGAATACATCAACCATATTATCCTTTTCATCCTTTTGGGGTTACATTAAATCCTGCGGCATCAACTGGTAATGGTGTAACAGTAACAACAAGTCAGGCTTATTTTGATACAACTGGTAAACATGTAGGAGTATCATTAAGATACCATGATTCAGAATTGTTTATTACTTCTGTGCAATCGAGTACACAAGCTACAGTAAATATTGTAGATGCATTGCGAGTTGAACTTGCGGCTGATGCATTGCGTACAGTCGATGGTTCTTCTGATGTGGAGGTTACTCACATTAATCATGGTATGAGTAACAGTGATAGTATTACCATTGAAGATGCAGGAACTGTTGGTGGTATAGCTGCTAATCAGATTAACGGATCAAGAACAATACTTAAAGTTATTGATGAGAATAGATATAAAGTAACTGTTGGTGCGTCTGCAAATGCATCTGAAGATGGTGGTGGGTTTCCCAAGATTGTAACTCATGCTCCATCAACTCAATGGTCTGAGCAGTCTTATTCTGCTGTTCGAGGTTTTCCTGCTGCTGTTGGATTTCATGAAAACAGATTGTGGTTTGGCGGTACACTATCACAGCCTGATTTTGTTTGGGCAAGTAAAACAGCTTTGTATTATAATTTTGATTTAGGCACTAGCGCAGCAAATGATTCTATAGAACTTGTTGCTAGTATTGGCGAGATAGGAACTATAAGACATTTTGTTTCTAATAGGGATATACATATCTTTACAGCTTCTTCTGAGTTTTACATACCTACATTTCAAAATGAACCTATTACGCCATTGAATGCACAGATGAAACGTCAAACAAACTTTGGTGCAGGATTTGTAAGACCACAACCTTTTTATGGTGCTACTGTATTTAATCAGGTTGGTGGTAAAATGATTCGTCAATTTGTTTATGATGATACAGAGAATGCGTATAAGTCTGATCCTATATCTGTACTATCTTCTCATTTAATAAACGATCCTGTTCAAATGTGCATTGTTGCAGGTGCAGTAAATACATCAGAGTCTTTTATATTTATTCTTAACTTCACAGGTGATCTTGCAGTTTACAATGTAAACAAGCTTGAGAGTCGAGCAGGGTGGAGTAATTTTGTAACAGATGGTGCGTTTCATTCTATAATGTCTATTGAGAGCAGAGTCTTTGCAGTTATTAAATATGATCTTGGTGCAGGTACAAGTAAGTTTGTTCTTACTGAACTCAATGCAAATATGAATATAGATAATGCAAACAACTATACTGGTTCGTCAGGAGTGTTTAATGTATCTAATTTCTTTGATAATGGTGCTGTTGTAGATGTAGTAAGCTCAACAGATTATCTTGGTAGATTCACAGTAGCTAATGGTAATGTTGATGTTAGTTCTGTTGATGCTTCATTAACTTCCTGTCAGGTAGGATTTGGGTTTGATGTTGAGTTAAAGTCTAATCCAATTGACATAGGTATATCTACTGGTCCTCTTACTGGTGAACCTAGAACAATTGGGAAGGTTATATTAGATTTAAACAATACATTATCTGTATCAGTTAATGGAACAAAGCTATTTATAAGAAAAGTAAATGATGACTTTAGCCAAATAAGACAAGCTGTAACTGGTAAAAAAGAATTCTATTTACTAGGATACAATAGAGATCCTCAAGTTACAGTTACACAAACTGCACCTTTAGGAATACAAGTTAACAGTATTATAGCGGAGGTTACATTCTAATGCCACCTTGGTTAATTCCAGCAATTCTTGGCGCAGGTACAGTTGCGTCTATGTCTGCACAAAACAAAGCAGGCAAAGCAAATGAACGTGATGCTAGGATAAGAGAGAATGAATATCGTATTGATAAGAAGATGGGTAAAGCCGCAGCTTATCAAAGACATTCAGATAGATTGCGTGAATTAAATGATGCTAACAATAGTAACGAAGCTTTATTATTAGGGTTTAATAATAGAGAAATAACTAATGTTGCTCAGTTTTTTAAAGCACAAGAAGACATTGCTAAACAAGATATAAAAAATATTGATCTTATGATGAACATTGAAGCAAGCAAACGTGATGTGCAAGGTGCGGCTGCAAGAGCGCAAGGACAATCTGCTTCATCAATTACAAAAGCAAATATGATTTCAACAGCAATGACAGGTATTAGTAGTTATCTTATGTATAAGTTTCCAATAAGCTAGGTAATGTTATGGGTGTTATAAAACAAAAAAGAACAACTCAGCTGCAAAATGTTGGAGTATCTAGAATAAATACTGGAGAAGCAGATGCGGCAATAGCAATTGCAAAAGCTGCTGACAATCTTTCTGGCATTGTTACACGACAAATGCAGAAAGTTGCACAAGAAAAAGGTATTAATTATGCTGAAGCTGTAACATCAGAAAACCTTAGAGCCTTTGATGCAGAAGGAAATCCTGTTGCTCTTAAAGTTCCTAATGGATTTGGAACTGAAGGTGCTAGAGTATACAGAGAAATAATAAACAGAAAGTATGCTCGACAAGTTGATAATGATATGCGTTTAGCAGGTTCTGAATATGCATCAAAGTATCCAGAGCCTCAAGAATTTTCTGATCAGTTTAGTAATTATATTGCTAACTATTCAGAAGGAGCAGAAGGAAGATATAAAGTACAAGCCGAGCAAGCAGGAACAGCGCAACTTACCTCTTATCTTTCTAATCTTAAAATAGAAAAACAAAAACAAGTTACTAAAAACGCTAATAACGAATCTATATTACAAGCATATCAAGCACTAGATAACTTAAATAATATTTACAAACTTGGCATTGTTTCTAAAGAAAATAAAGAAATAGCTGAGCAATTAACTGATGCTGCGGAAACAGCAATTAATAATTCATACTTATTAACAAATGATATAACACAGTATAGAAAATTAACTAAAGAGAAAGATGGTTTGTTAGCTACTGCTAAAGTTTCTGGATTAATACTTGAAGCAGAAACAATGACTGCCTCAGAAAGAACTGCTGTAGAAGCTGCATTAAAAAATCCTGTGCAACTAAGTATGATTACTGATCCTGCTATTCAAGCAATGGTTACACAAATTATATTAGAAGCACCAAAAGAAATAATGCCATCATTAGCAGATATGTTTAAAGATGGCAGGGTAGCATTAGATAGTTTTTCTGCAAGTAAAACAGATGAGAAGTACACGCCATTGCTCGAAAAGTTTAAGTCAACTGTTA